CAATTTCCCATGTTATTCCATCTAAAACGGTAGGTTCATAGAAATCTTCCCAATGTGCTATGACTAATCTTACATCTCTATCATCTGCTAACACTAATTCATCAGCCAAGTTTTAACACCTGCCCTTTGTAGATGGTATATTTAGGTACTTTTTTACCCTTGTTAGCTTTATCCATCATTGATTTATTTAGTTCGTATACTTTCTTATATAGTGAACCATTACCAAGTTGTTTCTGACAAATTGACCAAAGGCTATCCCCTGCTTTTACTGTATATGTTTTAGTGTTTGTGGCATTGACTGAATCAACTCGTTTTGGCTCTATCTTTACATTAGGTCTACCAGTCTCATTTTTAGGAGGGGCAATAACTAACTTTTTAGTTGAGTAATCTCTATATTGTTTTAACTTTATTGCTACTTTAACATCTGAACCATTCTCTGCATCTTCTACTATGTTATATTCTTCTAATGACACTTTCATATTAGTGTTAAATAATACTTTGTTACCTAACTCACGAGATACAATAAATTGAAATGGCTTACAATCTGTTTTTAGTAATTCTAGCTTACTTAAAAAGAATTGAACATCTTTAAAAGTCCCTCGATAAAATGGTAATTTATTATGTGTAAATTCTGCTTCAAAACTTATCTCAGATAGTCCTTCTTTTTTTAATATATTTACTTCTCCAACATTTATTAAATCAACTGTCTTGTTTTTATTTGTCACTTTGACTTCAAGCTTGGGTGGTGCGATTGGTAGTTGTACTCCATCTAGGTAAAAATCATAAGCCATTTTCTCACTCTCCTTTCTAAACTATTCCTTCCGCTGATACAACCATAGCATCGTTCAGTTTTTCAGTTAAGACATTAACTATTCCATCAACATCTGCATCTTTACTTATGTTGTTTGTATTGTTCATGTCAATTTTTATATTTACCCCTGTGAATCGGTTTATTGTTTCTTGCTCTGCTATATCTCTTAAGTATTTTAAGTCCTCTTGGCTTTTATCCATTGTTTTAGCCATTTTAGCTGTATTTCCCGCAGTGTCTTTTGCTCCTTTTGCTGCATCGTTAAGCGGAGAGTTTAGTCCCGCTGAACCAAATCCATCTCCTAATCCATATTTTTTGTCCCAAAGGTCGTCTAGACCTAATTTTTTCTTTGCATCTTCTGCTATTTTACTAATATCAAATTTATCTTTTATATTATTTTCTAATTTCTCACCAAATTTGTATCCTCCATCCCACGCTTTACCATAATTAAACCTATCATAATGTAAAGAAGATGGGTCAATTCTTTCTACTTTTATCTTAGCTTCTCCTGCCACTTCATCTGTCCAACCTTGTAACTTATCTGACCATCTGCTCACTGCACTTGCTAAATTTGACCCAAATATTGTATCTATTGCAGATGCTATGCTTTGCAAAATACCTAAAACAGTATCTGCCATTCCAGAAAATAATCTTATAATAGAGCCTAATGGGTCATTAAATACATTTGCTAGAAATTCTGCAAAAGTAGCAAATGTATTCCAAATTAAAGCAACTATATCTATAAGCATGTTACCTGTTGCAACAAAAATATTTCCTATAAAACTTGCTGCAACTGATATTGCTCCTGCAACAACGCCTACCGCAGATATACTTGTATTTGCGAAATGGTTAAAAACTGCAACTCCAACAAATAAAGCTACTACTAAAGCTATTATCCCTGCAACTACCCAAAAAATTGGACATGCTAACATAGCTTCATTTACACCCCATTGCCCAAGTGCATATAATACTAAAGATTTATATCCTTCTACTGTTTGAGTATTTAAAAGCATTTGAGCAAACATCACAACAAATTTAGAAGCTGCAACTAATTTTTCCCACGCCCACATTCCTGCTAAAGCTAAAGAATAAATTGCAATAGCTGCGACAACTCCATAAACAGCAGGCGCAATAATACTCCAATTTTGTGCAAATACATTAGCAATATTCAACGCTTGTGTTATCACCCAACCTAACGCTTGTGCTATCAAGCTAACACATACAATAATAGTGTTTGTAAAAGCTTGAAAAAATGGACTTCCTAATATACTTATAATTCCATTAAAAATGTTAAAAAACACATTCCCTAGAATATATAATCCATTTATAAAATTGTCTATAAAGGTTCGAAATCCCTTGTTAGACATAGCTTGTTCTATTTTTTTCTGTATAACACCAAATATCATGATTGCATTATTTTTAATTGAAGTCCAAATTTGAGAAAATGTATAAGGCATCTTCTCAAACTCTGCATTGGTCTGCTCTGCCGCTGCAAGTAATGAGTTTTTTACAATATCTGCTGTTAACATTCCCTCACTTGCCATGCTTCTAATCTTTCCTATATCCACGTCAAGATAATCGGCAATACTTTGTATTATATTAGGTGCTGACTCAAATACAGCGTTTAATTCCTCTCCTCTAAGTACACCACTTCCCAATCCTTGTGTTAATTGCAGTAATGCTGAATTTGTTTCTTCTGTTGTTGCTCCTGCGATTACAAATTTCTTGTTAAGTTGTTCAGCAAATGCTACTATTTCTTTTGTGCTGCTAAACGCTTTACCTGCGTTCATCCCTACACGTGTTACTATTTTAGCAGTATCCAAATAAGATGCCCTTGCTCTTTCTGCTGATTGAAATATCATTTTATTAAGTCCGCCATCTGATTGTTGACCATCATTTATCATGTTTAAACGGGCATTAGTACTCGTCATTTGGTCACTTAAATTAATTAAACCGCCAACGCTTCTTAATCCAATATAAGTCGCTACTAATCTTTTAGCATTTGCTACTAATTTATCTGTACTACTTGCAGCCTTATTTATATCCTTATTAAGTCTTCGCTGTTGCCCATCAGCTTCTCTTATTTGTTGTTCTAATCTATCAAACCCAGCTTCTGCACGTGCTAGTTCTTCTCTAGCTGTTCTAATACTATTAGCATCTATAGCATTGCTAGATGTTCTTTGTAATTGCTCGAATGAACTTAATACAATATTCATAGCATTAGTCATGTGTCTAAAAGCAGGTGTCATTCCGTCGAAAATTCGGATAGATGTTTGTATTGTAGCCATATTTTAACCTCCCTCCTTGTTATTTTAGACACAAGAAAGGAGTAATCAAGTTGATTACTCCTTAAATTAACTATTTTATCATTTCTTCTCCATCAAATATGAAAGACTTTACATTTTTTCCATCACTTGTAAAAGTTATTTGAAAATCACTTCTAAGTATTGCTCCTAGCGAATTTTGAGAGTCTACATAAGACTGAACTACTATTTTTTCTTTATCTTTAGAAAATACCCATTCTGCTATATTTGGAAATTTAGCTGTACTTGGCGACTTTAGAATTGCACTAACACCATTTTGACATTGTAATTGTAATTCTGTTTTTTCATCAATTGTAAGAGTATAATCACTAACTTTAGAAACTACTTTATTATTTTTATAAAAGTCATTGTCAGCCCATCTGACATTGTAAACTGAATTATCTTTATTCAAATACAATATTATATTTTTAGAACCACCAAATTCAATTCTATATCCTTTTTCTCCATTAAAATGTGCATTATCCAATCCATCATCATGCTTTATACTCTCAAAATCTTCTATTCCACATTCTTTCAGTATATTAGCTATATTTTTAATTTTCTCTGGTTCTGTGTTTATAACCTCAGAAATTTTTTGTTCATCTTTAGACATTTTAATAACATCCGTTTTCTCTGTTTTTGCTTTTTTAATATGTTCTTCATTATTTTCATTAGCTACTGGTTCAGCATTTTGAAGTTCCCCTTTAAATAAACTACTATATATCTTTATATCTGCTATTATAACAACCATAAAAAAATATATTGCAAATAACCCTCCTACAATCTTTAGTATCTTCTTATTTTTAAATCCTCCTATTAACAATTTTATACTTACCTCTCCTAAAAAAGCGGCTATTGTAATTGGAAATAAAATAAAAGCCAGTACTCCAAAGAATATTTTCTTGCCTTTGCTCAAAGTTTTAAACTTATTCCACATAATATAATATCCCCCTAAATTATATTCTTTAACAATATTATACTATATTAGTAAAATTTTTACATCAGAGATTATCTTCTTCTACCCCTCTTTCTCTCTCTTTCAGCTTCTTTCATTGCTTCCTCTTCATCCTCTATCTTAATAAGTATTGAGGCGGCTGCTAATGCTCTCTCATTAATCTCTAATCCCATATAATCACCTGGTTTCCACTTTAATTTTTGGATACAATAATGCGTGATACTAGCATCAAAATCGCCGCCCCTAATTAGTTTTTTGCTTCTTCTACTTTATCCTCAAAAGATGTATCAAATCCATTGACTTCATTCACTTTTACTGTATAATTGACATACTCACCTGCTGTAAGCATTGTCTTTAATAACTGAGCTTCTCCCATTACTCCATAACTATTTTGGAGTTCGGCATCCTTTAAATCTGGAAATACTGTAGATGCTACACATAATTCAGCTACATAACTGTTATAATCAATTTCACTTGTGAATTGACCTGTTGGCTTCCCATTATTGCCAATCACTTTCACTCTTTTGGTACAGTTTCTTCTTAATACTTCATCTTCCTCAGAAGATAAAACTCTTAATTCCCATTCAACTGGCTTTCCTCCTTCGTCTAAAAATCTATCGCTTGCCACATACATTACATTCTCATTTTTTATTGCATTTTGACTTAAAAAAGCACTTAAATTACTCATTTCTTAATTCTCCTTTTATTTTAATTTTTACATAAAAAACACACATCTATAATTTATAAATGTGTATTCTATATCATACCTAATAAAATTTTAAATTCTTCTGGCATATCCCAATCATCAAAAGTAAAATCTATATCCTCATCTAAATATTCACTATCTGCATCAAATTTAGCTAATGTAACCTCATCCATATTGCAATCTTTTAATATAATAGTTTGACGACCTACTGAACTTGTTGGGTCTTCATTAGTAATTTGCATATCGAAATATATATCTTCTCCAGTTTCCTTATATCTAAGCATAAGTTTTCTAAAGATAGAAGTATTATAATGAACAGTTGCACTTCCTGTGCCTTCCCATCCAGTAGTTTTGTTTCCTTTTCCTGTTTGCCCTAAAATTGGTATCTTACTTTTATTCTTCTTAAATTTAGCCTCTACCTTGATACACTGCATAAGAAGGTATCTTTTACCTTCAATGGTAACATAGCATTCTGCCAAAGATGCACTTATTGCATCTTTTGACTTCATAGTAATATTTTTAGCCATTCTAATATTCTCCTTCCTAATTAACTAACTGAAACAGTCATATAAAGCTTACTCATAGCATTTATAACCTTAACCGCATCACTCACTATAACTGTTTTCTTGTCATTTCCAAGCTCCACACTAACATCATCAGTTTTAAAATCTTCTATTGCCCTTATATTCTCTAATTCTTTATGGTGTTTAACAACATCATTCCAGAAACTTATTCTTCCTGCCTTATCATTCGGAACTTTACCTAAATACTTTTCATTAAATAAAGTTGCAATATCATTAGCAATTTGGTCAAGTACTCTAACACTTTGGTTACTTGAAAAATCGTCATTTTTATCATCTGTAAATGATACAAAAGTATTTATGTCCTCTAACACATGAACTTCATCACCAACTTTATGAAATATAAATTTACCACTCTTTAGTGCTTCTTCAAGTTGTATTTGTGTGTAATTTACATCAACATCAAACTCACCATCATACTTTTTATTAGTATTAGATTTATTTATATCGCATCCTGCTATAGCTCCAGTAGTCCAATAAACTAAACTAGATTCTAATAACCCAGTATCTTTAACTTTATTTTCTACAGATACTACACCTTCGTAATCTGCATCATTCTTTTTATATAGTACAGTTTGAAACTTAGCTCCTACTTTATCTCTCATTCTTTTAGTAAACTCTACAAATAAACTTTTAATTTCTGCTGTTGTAGCCAAACTGCCTAGTGCATTAAATGAGTAGCTTTCTATTTTATCCAAGAAAGCTTGATACTCTGCTCCTGTGACTGATTCGCCATTAGTTCCACCAGTAAATACAAGCCCTGCACTTGCTTCTAGTGTTGTATCCTTCTTCCAAGTAATATAGTCATTGTCCTGTAAGTCTGTAATAACTTTTGCTATTTGGGTATCTACTTTCTTATTATCCAAAAGTGTTACAACATCAAACTTAGTGTTATCATCAATGTTTGTTGTAACTATAACTTTTAAATCATTACCTCTAGTACCTGAGTACTTAGCTGTAGCAATACTGCAACTAGCTTTAACACCTTTATTCAATTTATAAAAATATCCCAACCTTATATTTTTGAATAAATCTCTCAAACCTTTCAGCTTCTCATGAGTATAATCATATCCAAAATACTTCACTGAATACTTCTCAAAATCATCACTGGTTACTTGAAATACGTCTTCATCTATGCCCCAATCTAACTCTAAAGGTATTGCAACAATACCTCTATCCGATAATGAACTGGTTGCCCTTGTAGCACTTACAAAATTTATATATGCACCAGGTAGGACCTTATTTTGTGTTACAAATGTTCCTCCACCTAAAGCCATCTAACTCACTCCTTTCATAAAATTATTTATTATTTCCTCTACTTCTGAGAAGGAATATAACTCATTTTCTTTTAAAATTGCATTTAATAAGTCTTTTCTATTTACATACTTCTTAGAATTAACTATTTGCTCCTTAGTAAACTTGTAGTCATCTTCTTTGCTTAATGTTTTATTCAAAATTATCACCTCTCTTCAAACCACCAAATAATTCAACATCATTCATTTTTTCTGTATCATTACTTTTTATAGTGAAGTAGTTATAATCAACGAAGAAATGAAGAACATTATCTATAATTTCAAAATTCATATTTGTGCCTCTAACTAAATCTCCATCAATTTCTATATACTCTAATTCCTCAAGTAGCATCTCAGCTACCTCATTTATTTCAAAACTCTTATCTTTTGAACGAGGAAAATAATGTACATCAAAAGAGTTCTTTTTTAATGTCCTGCCACTTGGATATGATACTTTGCTTGGATTTAAAGGAACAATAAAAAAACAAGGTTCATTTATACCTTGCTCCACATCTTCACTATAAATTGTATAACTCTCTCCAAATGTTTTATCTAATTTAATAGATATTCCATCAATTATATTATTAAGCATCAAATACTCCTTTCAACAAGATTAATAACTTTCTCTCTATAATCTTATCAACTTGACTTTGTAGTTCCATCTCTGAAATTGTTAAGAAATGTTGTCCTTTAACCCATCCCTTACCATCTTTAGTTCTATGCCCGAAATTTACATAACTTGCATATTCAGTCGGATTAACAACTTCTATAATATAATTATTTCCTTGTTTATACACAGGAAGCGACCTAGCATAAGCCACTCCATTCCATCCTTGTCGTAAGAATCCTGTATCAACTGGTGTTCTTCTAATTACTTTCCCAAGTAATCGTGCTGCTAATTCTCTTGCTGCATCCTTGCAAAACTTATCTAAATCAATCTTTGTAAGCTTCTCCATCTTTTTACAAACTCTTTTAAACTCTCTAAAATCAACACTGCCCCATCTAGCCATTATGCTTTATCCTTAAATAACTCAAGTATTATTTCTTGATGATTTGGATATATAGCTGATTCTCCACTTCTTACATACTCTCTTGTTATGTTATTTTGAGTAGTTATAATAAGCTTTGAACCTGCTTTAACGCTTATGTTTGGAGATATAAAGAGTTTGATGGTTTGTGCAAGTTTAGCTACTTTTCCTTCTTCTGTAGAATTAATGTTTTTATATGAAAGCTTACAAGGTTGATTTTCTAATACAATCACTTCTTTATTGTTAGTTCGTTTTGTCACAGGGTCTTTGACTGGCTGATACTCAATTATAGTACATTTATCTCTGTATAACATTTCTATTGCTTTTCTAGTCTTATCCATCATTATTTCCACCTAATTTTTCTGTATCTGTTTAATTGTGACTTATAATCTTTGAGTAACGATTCCTTAAATTCACTAGCTGAACTTCTGTATGAAACTGATGTATCACCTTCTGATATAGAAGAAATAGAACCTAGTGCAATATCTTCACTTCCTAGATTCTCATTTTTATACATATCTATAGCCATCCTTAAAACAGTACTATTTAGCCCTTCGGGAATAACAGATACATTACAATAATTTTTAACTATTTCCTCCACATCTTCTAATATAAACTCTAATATCATCTCTTTTGAATAATCTTCCTTACTGATTCCTAAAAGTTTTTTTAGTCTTTCAACTTCCATATCAACACCTCTAATTTATTGTACCCATAAACACTTGGTCAGCATAAGGAAAACTAGGTAATGCTGTTGCAACTGCTTTTATCCACTTAGCAACTGGGTCAGCAGTAGAGTATTGTTCTACAATTATATTTCCAACTGAACTAATATCTATTGCTGGGTTTTTTCTAAGTTCTAATTCCTCTGCTGTTAGCCCAAAGAAAGTATCTCCCATCTTGCCGTCAGGCATAAGAATAAACTTATTTTCATCTAAGAATCTCTTTGTTGTGTACTTACCATCCTTGCCTTGTACTCTGTATCTTTCATCATAAGTAAAAATAGGAGGAAGAGATTGAGAAACTAAAAATGTATTTAATTCATTTAAAGTAAGTAGTTTATCACTATTTACACCAAATATAGCTTTTCTTAGTTTTTCATCTCTTAAGATTATATTTAAAATAGTTTTAGAAGTTAATGACCTTGTTGGAGTAAATCCAGTATCAACAACTATTTTATCAGTCATATTATAAATATCTCCTAATATATCTGGTGTTCCACTAGACCAAGTTTTTGTTTCTTTATGATTTGTTGGAGTTCCATATTTTAAAGAAGCTTTAACTCCATTTTCATTTATATTAAGTTCTCCAGTTGATAAAACTTCCATTCTCATTGCTTCTATTCTAGTATTTACACTTGATACAAGGTTATCAACATCATTAAATATTTGATTTATCATTTGAGTTTCTTCTTGTGAGTTTCTTGGCTCTTCAAGTACAATTATATCTTTTTCATCTAGTTTAATTTTTCTTTTCACAAGTGCAAGTTCAGCAATACTTAAATTAGCACCTTCTCTTGATGCAATCTCTGCTTCTGTATCAAAAGCATGAACACTTGCTGATACTGGAAGATTAGATGCACCTTTTATCATCTTTATTTCAAGTCCTTCTATCTTTTGAGTTGGAAATAATAAATCTCCCATTGTTTCTTTTAATTTTCTAGTCTTTGTATAGTTTATCAGCTCTTGAACTGACAATAATTCTTCTACTCTTGCCATATTTCATCCTCCTACATAAATTTAATATTTGGTAATTTTGTCTTTATAGTTTCTATAGCTTCTTTTACATACTCACCTTGCAATCTTTCGATTATTACATAGCCTTCCACCATTGATGCAACTGGTTGTGGTCCATAAGTAACATCTACAGTTGAAAAAACTATTCCTACAGGGTCTTCTGATAATGTGTATGTATAACTACCCGAAGAACCTCCTCTGGTTATCTTTACCACTTTGCCACTCTCACCTAATAAACTACCTGCTAACACATATTTCTTTCCATTTTCATCAGCCACTACATCTGTATCTAATGCTGTTTTTGAAAAGTTAATATAGTGTTGAGAAGCTAGAAACTCGGGTGTGTTATCAAAATTTACCTCTTTAAAATACATACTTTATCCTCCTTTTTATTTTATACTCCATGCGTCAGCATATGGATTTTTAGAACCTTCCTCATTCTTTTCTTTAGCAATATTTTCAGCTCTACTTAATGTATTTTTATTGCCATTATCGGGGCTGTAATTTATCTTAGTCTCTCCTGTTTTTATTAAGAAAGATTTTTGAGTTAACCAAGTATCAGTCTGTTCCTTTAGTCCTGTAAAAGTACCATTTTCATATTTTATTTTTTCTAAATCAAGTTCTGCTTTTGCTGCTTTAGTGCTATGAACATTAAGTTTAATAAGTTCATTTTCTAACGCCATATCAAACTCTTTTTGTTCTTTTTCCTTTAATTTCTTTTGATATTCTTCATCTTTTGCAGTTAATTTAGTCTCATAGCCTTTTTTAAGCTCTTCAATCTGCTCTTTTGTCATTCCATCCTTAAAACCTTCAATTGCTTCTTTAGAGGCTTTTAGTTCCTCTTTTACCTTTTCATACTCAATTTTATTAATATAATTTTCTAATTCTTTTAATGATTCAGCTTCTACTTTCTTTGCATCTTCTTCACTAAGACCTAGTGCAATTAGTTCACCTTTTTTCATTTTATTTAATTCTCCTTTCATTTTTAGAAAATAAAAAAGCCCTTGTTAGGACTTACTAAAACCAATATTATTCTCACTACAATTATTTATTGATATAGCTTCTATTTGTGATAAATCTATTACAGTTGTTCCATCTTCATCTAAATACCCTTTCAAATACCTACAATCTGAGTCAGCTTCCATAAAATCTTTCATTAACTTATCAGTAACATCTTCGTTTGTTATTCCAGATACACAATTTCCACTCTTAAACCAAATTACATACTCTTTCAATAATACAACCCTCCTTTCATTTCTTACAAAATAAAAAATCTTTGAACAAATTATTCATAAATAATATGGCTTATTAGCGAAGCTATAAGGTATATTGCTTTTCCTATCAAATACCCACTTATAACTCCTGCTAAGCCATAAACTAATCTAACACATGTAAAAGTATTATTATCTACCATGTTAGCTATACCTAAAACATGAGCCATGATTATGTTGATACCTATAAAAACACCTAAAGCTATACCAACAACTGTAATAATAAATGCCATAATATTTCTAACACTTATTTTGCTTGGCTTTTTAATATATTTCTTTTTAAACATATTTCCATCCCTCAAAACTTATTCAATACTTTCTCTTAGACGTTCCTCTAATTGTTTTACAATACTATCTATATCAACTTTATTTTCTTTTGCAAATATTCTATTTAATTTTTTCTCTAATCTATCTACTACTTCATTGAGTGTTTCAATTTCTTTTGTAGCACTTTTTATATTTTCCTCAAAATCAGTTGTATCTAGTTCCAATTTAGCTGAAAGTTCTAATTTATTTTTCTTGTTGTTATCTTCATCAACATATCTATGTCCTCTTTCTAAATTTTCATATAACTTCTCAAATTCACTAAATGTACATGAATAAATCTTGCCTTCACTATCTTTTATAATAAAATCTCCATTAGTTGCCCTAATAACTCCATTTTTATATTTTATACAGATAGTTTTCTTTACTTCACCTTTACGATTCATAGAGTTTAAAGATTCATCAAGCCATATAGTTCCCTTCTCAAAAGCTTGATAAAACCATATAGGAGTATTAGGACTTCCTAATATCCATTTAAAAGCTTCTACTTCCTCTGATTTCTTTTTAAATTTAGCCATATTATTTATCCCCCTTTAAATTTTTAATCATATCTTCATTGCTAACTAGTAAAGAAGATATGATAAATATCACACCTAAAATAAAATTAAGTAGTGGAAATAAAGCCATAAAAATAAAATTACACTTTCTTCTCACTTTTTTATTTTTAAGAATCTCAATCAATTCCTCATTACTATCAATCTTCATTTTAAATAAATAAAGCCCTGTACAAAACACAATTATTGATAAAATATATAATTTAAGCATTTCAAATCACCCTCTCAATAAATTTTTACATAATAAAAGCACCTACTAATTTATAACTTAGCAAGTGCTTTTACATATTTACTATTTGTATATCTTTCCATAAATCCTTTAG